GGTGGACCAAGACGTTCATTCTATGAGTTTGGACAGTTGAGAAACCCAAACGTGAAACCTGGATCAGTTGAAAATTTATTAAAGACAAGCACAGTACCTATATTGATAGATACAAGTTTAATTGAGAATTGAGTATATAATGACAGCAACAGTAATCTCACATATTTACAACGAAGAATATATTCTTCCTTGGTGGTTAGAACATCACAAGAAAATTTTCGATCATGGTATCATTATCGATTATGCATCTACTGATAGGTCTCTTGAAATCATTAAAGAGATTTGTCCTACATGGGAAGTTGTACAATCTAAGAATGCAGAATTCAATGCTATGGCAGTTGACGTTGAAGTATTAGAATACGAACGTAAGATTGAAGGCTGGCGCATTTGTTTGAATGTTACAGAATTCTTAGTTGGTGACTACAGCAAGTTTTTAGTTAACACAATTAGGTCTACGCAACATTTGATTCCCACAATTACGTTTTGGGATTGGAATCCAGAGGGTGAGTTAGACAGAACTAAAACTCTATGGGACCAAAAAAAGCAAGGTATTCACTATAAGACAGACTTCATGGCTCGCCGTGCTAGAAGTTTGCACAATGTGAAGACGATGACATATGATGTTGGTCGGCATTTTCCTGCACACAACAATGAAGAGATGATGATTTTTCATTATGCAAATTGTATTGCAAGTAAAGGTATGCTTGATAGAAGATTGCAGATTCAAACTAAAGTGCCAGAACACGATAGAATTCGTGGATGGGGAAGTCATCACTATCATGGACCAAATGGTGTAATGACTGCCGAAACTCTAAAGGAATTGTGGAGTAAAGATTTACCTAAAGTGACAGATTGTAGCGAAGATATTATTCGATACACTAAAGAACCTGACGAAACATATGCATTAGACTTGGGATGCGGTGAGTATCCTAAGAATCCATTCAAAGCAAAGCATTTGTATGGCATTGATGTGAGAAATGACACTAAGAATAAAATCACAAAAGCAGATTTAGTTATTCAGCCAATTCCGTTTATTGATAATTTCTTTGACTATGTGACTGCACACGATTTTATCGAACACATTCCCAGACTGATGTACAGTCCAAATCGTAGATATCCATTCGTAGAATTGATGAGTGAGATTTGGCGAGTATTGAAAGTTGGCGGAAAATTCTATTCCAAGACTCCTGCATTTCCTCATGCGGCTGCCTTTTGGGATCCAACACATGTGAATATAATCACAGAACAGACATTTCCATTTTATTTCGACAATGAAAAAATGTGGGCTAAAGAAGTTTATGGCTTCAAAGGTCAATTCAGAATCGAAAATCAGACATGGGATGGACCACATTTATTAAGCACATTAGTTAAATGCTAAATAGATAACCCACTAAACATTTGTGGGTATTTTACACAACTCATTACACACACAGGAGGAAATATGAGTAAAACACCGTTTGAAATTCGCCTTGAGATTCTTGATATGGCGAAAGGCATCGTAATGGAAGACTATTACGCAAAGCAAAATTGGACTAGAGAGAAATGGGAGTTTGAATCAAGTGCCGCAAGAGACACGGGCAGTGCTATACCAAACAGACCAGAGAATCCTCAGTTCCCAACTTCAGAAGACATACTGAAGAAAGCAAAAGAATTAAAAGCGTTTATCGATAACGCCTAATTAATTTGCAGGAGGGGTACAATGTATCCCTCCGTTCAAAAAGAAAGGAAAAATATGAGAGCATTACTAGCAGTAATATTTTTAGTACTATCGTCAATCACATCTCTGTCACACGCATCGTCATCATTACCGACACTTAAAGAATTATCAGAGGCATCAACTGCACCAAAAGATTCAAGTAAAGCAGACTTGTATTGGATGGCAATGAACATCTATCACGAAGCTGGCAATCAACCACTTATTGGCAAGATTGCAGTAGGCGTAGTGACATTAAACAGACTAAAGGATAAACGTTATCCTAAAAACATTCGTGATGTTGTCACGGAGCCACAACAGTTTTCTTGGTACAATACCAAACAAGCAAACACACCACCGGCTAACAACAGTCGTTGGAAAGAATCATACGAAGTTGCCAAATTACTATTGACAAAAGCAATAGGTAGTGATATAATTAAACTCTTAGAAGGTGCTACACACTTTCATGCAATTGATGTTAAACCAGCATGGATTAACAAAGTGCATAGGATTGCTCAAATTGAGGGGCATATTTTTTATAGATAGTTAATTAAGGAAAATTTGAAATGAATATTATGAAGACTGAAGTTAAGATGAGATCGTATCAGCGTAAGAATGGATATCCAGCTTACTACTATGCATCAGATAGCGAAATACACAATGTAAATTTTCGTACAGCAAAACCAGCAAAGGTGCAAACACAATTTGGCTACTACAAAAACGGTAGAATTACATCAGTACGACTCTATGAATCTTAAGATTTTGACTCAGAAAGAATTTGAATCTGAAATCAAAAAGATTCAATTCGATAGACATCCAATTACAATGATTGATGCTATTCTTGAATATTGTACTATCAAAAACATTGAAGTTGAGACTGCGGCATCTTTAATCACACCTCGCATGAAGTCTTCTATTGAAGGCGAAGCAATGAAGTTGAAGATGATTGCACCGAAAGCTAGATTACCTATTGAGGTTGAAGACTGATGAAGATGGATGCTATAGACGCATACAAGGTTTACTTAGGAATTAAAAATCATTTTACGTTAGACAGCTACGATTGGTTCAAGTACAACAAGAAAGTCAATGTCACATACGATTCTTTTTTGAAACGTAAAGACAAAATCTTTTTTGCTAAACTTGGCAATCGTAAAGATGCTTACTTAGAAGAGTTTTTAGTTTCTAATTTTATGCACGACCCAAAAATGTGGGTCGGAGAACTTCTGTCTGAAGAGTGTGAAGAACGCTACAAAGAATGGAAACGTAGGCAAGAATCTTTGACGTATGTATTTAAGAATGAGATGGATTTTATCTCTGGTTGGACAGCAACCGAACTGAATGAATTTTTCAATGCTAAAGGTGGAGATCATCCACCAATTATCAAGAAATATTTAAGAGGAGAAATCAGTCTGGAGACATTGGCAATACTTAATTCGCTATTGCAATTTGTCAAAAGGTATGATATAATGATACATGATCCAATCTACAAAGAGGTAAGCAAACTATGCAAAAAGTACCAGCCCTTTTTAAATTACGATACGGCAAAGATGAAAAAGTCACTAAGAGAGTTAGTAGTGACGTAGTGGTGTCAGCAGTAATGCGTAAACCTAGTAAGGTTTGCCGTCTATTGACACCTATAGAGAATTATGATAGACTATATACTATAGTAGATTATGATAAAAGTGGACAAGCAAAACATACATTTAATACTTAACATACAAGGAAATACTAATATGGCATCAACATCATTTGCAGATTTGAAAAAGTCACGCACCAAAGATTTGGAAAAACTCACAGACGCAGTTTCCAAACTCACAAACAAAGAAGAAGGTAAGAAGTCTTATGAAGACCTCCGCTTCTGGAAACCCACAGTAGACAAAGCAGGTAACGGTTTCGCAACGATCCGTTTTCTTCCCGCACCCGCAAGCGAAGATGTACCTTGGGTTCAAGTTTTCAATCATTCATTCCAAGGTCCTGGTGGATGGTACATTGAAAATTCGTTGACTACACTCAACAAGAAAGACCCTGTGTCTGAACACAATAGCATCCTTTGGAACTCTGGTTCTGATGCTAACAAAGATATTGCACGTAAGCAAAAGCGTAAGTTGCAGTATATCGCAAACATCTATATTGTCAAGGACCCTGCAAATCCTGACAATGACGGAACAGTTAAGTTGTTCAAATTCGGTAAGAAGATTTTCGACAAGTTGAATGACTTGATGAATCCTGAGTTTGAAGATGAAACTCCTGTCAACCCATTCGACCTTTGGGAAGGTGCGAACTTCAAGTTGAAGATTCGTAAAGTTGAAGGTTATCAGAACTATGATAAGTCTGAGTTTGAATCACCCGCACCATTGTCTGGTGATGAAGATGATCTAGAACGTATCTGGAAGCAAGAGTTTAGTTTGTCTGAATTCTTGAGTGAGAAGAACTTCAAGTCTTATGATGAGTTGAAAGCACGTTTGAACAAAGTGCTTGGTCTTGAAGATGGTTCTGCTGGAGATAATTATTACTCTACAAAACCCAATGCACCAGTAACAGCTTCAGCTAAACCTGAAACACCTACTAAGCCAAAGACTACAATTGCAGACTCAGTTAGTGATGATGAAGATTTGAGTTATTTTGAGAATCTATTTGAATATTAATATTTTGTAATCTCCTTTGTGACTTGACGGGGAAGCAGTAAAATGCTTCCCCTTTTTTTTATCCTGGAGGTCGATTTCTAATTCCAT